GTGTTTTCTTTTTAGAAATACTTACGCCTTTTTCTAACATTTGCATTATGTCATTTAAATGATCGTTTGTTTTCTTAAGTGATTCTGTACTTACCGTAGTCATTGTACCTTTACCTAATATATCTGATACTCTTTTACTACTCCACATTTTACAAGACCAATATCTTGCTTTGTATTTAGGACCTGGATTATCGCAGTTATGCCTTGCTCTAAAATTCCTACGCCTTTCTGGATCATCACGCTTTATGTCCAACTTTGGATCTCCAAACTTAACTTGTACTATGTTACCCTTATCGTTTTTTACATATACGCCAAACTTTTTGTTTTCACCACTTAGTCTAAATGGTTTGTTTAAATCTACTTTACGACCTTGATATTCTGCTTTAAGTATTCTTTTATCTTTATGATCGGTAATCACGTCAAACTCAAATGCTTCTACTGCACCTGGATGTGGCTCGTATTCTCCTTCCATAAGCATAGGCCCATTACGTGTCTGCATCCAATGATATCCAGATGGTGCTTTTACTTTTACAGGACCGTCATCTGCTTTCTTTGTAGACTTGGGATGACTAGCAGGCAGTAAGTCGTAGTCTGTAGTATACTTAGGATTTGAAGGTCTACCTGAACTTAGTAGTCTTAAGAATGCTTTGACCCTACCCAATGCCCACTGGTCTCGGCTACGTACGCTAGGACGGTGACTGGTGGAGAAAGCTCCAGCACCCCTGCGGAACACTGCTTTCAATGCTCCCATATTAGCCTTTTTCCCTTTAGCGTTACCTACTTTTTTATTATGTTCTTCAATGTAACCTTCTAATGTTTTAATGTTTGCAGCACTTAATTTTATTCCTCCACGTTGTCCACCTGCGGATCCTCTAGGATTCTTATCACTACCTGTACGTCTTTCACTTGGTTTTGCAGGTGTCTTAGGATCATCTGCGGCTTTTACTACATTTATATCTTTAAGTATATCGTCAAGTATATCTTTAGATTTGCTATATCTACGTGCTTGTATGGCCCTTTCTTGTCTGATCGCACCAGCTCTGGTGTCGTGACATCCTAGTAACTTTCTATCCTTTTTAGCAAAAAGACAATACTTACCATTCTTGCGCTCTATAATTTTTTCAACCATGCTTTCTACTTCATCAAGCGTTACTTGTACTGTAGATTTAGCCTTAGCCATTGCAACCTGTCTAACGGTAGCTTCGGGGTTAGCAGGATTGTCTCCTACCCAAGAAACAGACCAAAGATCTAGTTCGTTGATTTGATTGTGGCAGCTATCTTCATCACAAACTTTCTCCTGATCCATTGCTTCTCCCCTAATGCTACTGGCTCCTGTAGAGCCAAACTCTTGAATTTCCTTCCATACTTTATTGTGCATGGATAATTTATCATGTATGCCTACTCTGACCTTTACTTTGCCATCTTTTATTTTGTAAGCTAACGGTAATCCTATTGGTTGTTCTTCATGTCTGTATGAATATACACCATACTTCATATAAAAATCCATAGACTCTTTTATTGTCTCTGTAGGAATTTTATCGTTTTGTTTATCTATTATTGGTGCAGAGATGTAAGTCTCCATAACTCTCTCATTATACCAATCGGGCCTGTAGACTATCCAACCTGTATCGTTCTCGTTTTCTTTAAAGATAGTGCGTACTGCCACAACCCTATTCTAAGATTATTATTATTAAAGTTTTTTACTGTTTCGGAGAGAGACAGACACCTCCATTTCCACTGGAACTTTTATTATATAAGAAGGAATATATCTTATATAGCTAATAAGCCGTCGTACCCCTCTTAAAATTAAAAATAAAAACATAACATACCTTAGTAAAGTTCCAGTGGAAACAAAGGTGTGTGTGTCTATACTGTTGATTTAAACGCTTCTGCTTCTAACCTTTCTGCTAACATTAACGACCAAGTTAGTTTAAAGTTAGGTGCTTCTCTAACTACAGCTCTTCTAAAATAAGGTCTAGGTTCTATTCCTTTCTTTCTAATATTTTTAGCTATAGAGTTAGCCATAGCTGGACCATACCCTAACACACGATCAGTCCATTCAATAATACTTTGCATAAATTCGCCTGTTCCCGTTTCTGCACTATGTGGTCCTGTACCGTACTCTACTGCTTCTGCATGCGGTAACGAAGTCCCAACGTAATACGTAACTAAACCATTTGCAAGTTCTCTAAGTCCATCTACCTCTACAGCTTGTTTAAGTGCTCTGTCAGATCCTAATCCTTGCGGATATGGTTGATTCATTTGACCAACTACCTCTCCTTTAATATTTAAAGCAGTTTGTTCTATTGCATCTGCTGTTATTTCCATTATTGCATCAGGCAATAAATTAAAATCATCACGAACGTTAGTAAGATTAGGATCGAAATCCATCGTTATCTTAACCATTACTTGTATTCTAATACGGCTTCTACGCTGTCGTCACCGTACTTCTCTTTCCATTTACGCTTTATGTAAGCTTCACCTTTCTTGTAATGATCGTACTTAGCTTTTTGCATTTTCTGTTGTCTTACAATGTGTGGTCCACGTTTCCATTCTATTTCTGACTGACATGCCTGACACAATCCACTTGGTAATACGTGTACCGACATTGGCCCTAACTTACATTTTTTGCAACTTCCGCTCATCTTACCATCACCAACACAGTCCTTTGATTAGGATGTAATAAGGCTTTTCCCGTAAGTCTAAAGTTATACTTAGCTCCTATTGTCTGCTGCAATTCTATAAGATCATCTAAAAACATACCACCTGCTGGGATTCTACCACTTAACTCTTGATGTGCACCACACGTTCTGTTGTCGTTTATAATTTGTAAGTTATACTTAAATCGCTCTTCAAGCAAATCTTCTGCTTTTGCATATCCTCTAAACCTACCTTCGTTAAACACATTTAACATCTCTGTACGTGCTATCCTACCTAGCTTCCAAGCTTGTGTATTAGCTACACCTCTTACCTGATCTACCATTGATGTCATCGGTACGTTAAGTGCTGCAGCCTCAAATATTACTTTATTCATTTCTGTATTAAGTTCTTGCTCAAATTTACCTAACGCCAAACCAAGCGGACCGCTTGATTGTAAAATCCTTATTTCTTCTAAGTCAAACTCATCACGAGTGTATGACTTCCTGCCAAGACCTGGTGAGTCTGCATAAGCCGATCTTGCACCGTTAAGATACGCATCTGTAACGTCATCTTCTATAGCTTCTCGTAGCTGTTTAGAAATCATCAGAGTTACCTCTGATACTGCTTCTCTAAGTTCAACTACGTTATCTATGCCTTTAAGACTTTGAAACTCTCTGGTTAAGACAGCTCGGAGGTCTCGTAAAGCTCGGTCAATGTAGAGAGATGCTCGTTTGGCTCCGCTTCCTCCAGCGACTCCTCTGAACGCTTTAGAAAGTCCTGTCTCACTTTTTCTGCCGACCTCGGTAGTACTAATTCTCCATCCTCCCCTAAGTCCACATCAATACCTGCATTTTGAAACTGAGTAATGATTTGTGCTTTTAGATTCATGTTGTTTAAGTATTGTGTCTCGTTTCTTTCGTTAATGTCATTGAACCTAATAGTCCAAGTACTAACGTCCATTAATTTCAATAATGGTTTAATTAATCCTAATTCTACACAACGTTGTGTTTCTCGTATCGTACGATCAAATATAGTAATCTGTTCACCTTCTGAGTTAAGACCGCCTACTCCTGACATGTCACCCACTACTAACGGCATAACACCATACGATGCGTTTATGTCATTGTTAATCCTGTCCATGTAAGGCAACATCATTAACTCATCAAAGTTAGGCATAATGCTTACAAACTTAGCTGTGTTAGATCCTTCTTGACTACTAATGATTGGTATAAAGTTAGGGTTACGTCTTGTCTCTTCTGCTATGTATTCTCCTAACCTGTTAAGTGAATCTTCATTGTGACCTGGAATATCTAAGAAACCCTTAGGTGGCCTCTCTAACCGATACACCTTATTTTGTAGAGATTCAATAGCAAGTGCGGTTTCGATTTTCTTAGAAAGACCTATAATTGGTGACTGACCATACAACCTAGCTGTTGAACTATACTTGTTAAAGTGTATAATCTCGTCCCTTGCAAACGGTATGTGCTCACCATCTACCTCATAAAAGTAAGCCATAGGTACTAACTTTGTGCCTGTATCCTTGTTGTGTGTACCAGACATAAACTCTCTGGTCAACGGGTCAAACATCTTGTCCTCTATAAACTTACCAAAACCATCAACGTAGAATCGCATGTGCTTTGCATCTTCTACCCATAACTCCTTGACTACTTTGCCTGTAGTCTCGCCATCATTGTTAAGCATCCTGTCATAAACAACACTAACCCAACAGTCGTCAAATATCTCAAGCTGCCTTATTACTGCCTTAAAGAACTCCATACCTGTTATGTCAGCATGACCATTAGTAGGATCACGTAACACTCTGCTTATTGCTGCCTTCTCTTCAGGATTGCCTGAGCCTAATTCTACAAACTCCCACTCCTTAGCTACTGCTTGACTGGCTATTCTAGTTATTACAGTTCGTAAGTGTGAGTACCTGTCTGCTAGTATCTCTAAATAGTTTTGATCAACAGGCGGTAAAATAGCCTCCTTGTATGCAAGATCAGTACTTACACCAGAATACACAGGAGTTCGTGCATCCTTAATCATATTCTTTTCTAAGTAATCTTGTATTCCTGACTTCCTAATTGGAGCAGGTCTGCTACGGAATCTATCGAGTAAGCCCACTTGTTATCTTCTCCAATCTAGCGTTTATGTTTTTAAGTTTTTGTTTGTTTACGGAGTCTATGCTCCTTTTTAATTTACGTGACCATGAATGTCCAGCATCTCCACCCATACGTTTCCACATTATGTAGCCCTTACTAGGACGTTGTTTGTTGTCAAAATTCTGACCTTGTGGATCTACTTTTTCATGCCTCCTGTAGTAAGTGTGTATCTTAATTGCAATCGGGTGACTTACTTCTTTTTCATTAATTAATTTAGTATTAATCATAGCAGTTACAGATCCGCCACCATAGCCAAATTCTTTGTAAAGTTTCTTACCTAACAAAGCTTCTTTCTTTACGCCAGTTGGAATAGCATAACTCATTGCCGACTACCGTGTCTATATATGATTCTTTTATTGTTAGGCTCTTCAACGTATTTTCGTAACACTGGCTCTAATAATCGTGCTGTACTCATGTTCTTTTCTTTAGCTATAATCTGAACTTTCTTCTTAGTTTCGTTAGT